AGAGTCGTATCCGCTTCGCCGATTTCGGTTAGTGTTAGCGGCGTGGAAATGCTCGCTTATCGCTACTCGATGGAGCTCTTCGGATAATGGCCGACTATCTCGTCGTCTCGTCCCGGCTTAAAGCTTTTACGCCCGGCGAAGTCGTCTCAGATCTTGATCTAATGGCGGCCGGAATTGTGGCCGTGAAAAGTTTGGCGATCGGTGCGATCGTCGAAGTAAAACAAAACCCGAAACCATCTAAGAAGTATGCTAAACCTATAGAAGAAACGGAGTAAGATAAAACTATGGCAACAGTAACCCAACTCGGAAAAGCTACGACTTTCACGGTCGGCGGGACAGATTTTAACGATCAGCTCGTCTCACTTGAAATGACGAAAACATTACCCGGACTCGATTCAACTACGCTCGCCTCGACATCGGTCGACACAGTCGCCGGACTCGAAAACTCGGAAACTTCGTTCACTCTTTTAGGTTCGTTCTTAACAGCCGAAGCTATTCAGTTCGCTTTCGGTGATGTCGGAACTACTTCCGTGATCGTCTACGAGCCACTCGCGGCCGCTCCGGGAGCGAGCTCGCCGAAGTACACACACACCGGCGGTTATCTGGCCTCAGCTCCGATCGTCGTAAATGTCGGCGAGCTAGTTCAGATTTCCTTAACTTACTCCGGCGGAGCGATCGTTCAAGCCGTCGCGTAACTTATGCTAAAAATTCGCCTCACCGTCGAGCGGCGCGATGGAAACTCATCGGAGCTACCCGTCTACCCGCCCGCGATCATAAATTTTGAACGATGGGCGAAGTGTGGGATCTCTCAAGCTTTCACCGGAACCGATATTCGAATGGAGCATCTCTATTATTTGGCTTGGCTCGCCGATAAAGACTCCGGGAACGTAGTTAAACCGTTCGAAGAATGGGCCAAAAACGTCGCGGACGTGGAAATTAGTAACGACCCAAAAGATTAACGCGAGGCTCATTCAGCGAATACATCGCAGAGCTCGCGATCGAAACAGGTATCGCACCGAATGATTTAATAGCGACATCGCCCGATGTCTTAGATTTCATTTATGATGGTCTAGTGAGAAGAAACAAAGACGCCAAAGCGAAAGCTCGACGAAAATAAATGGCGTCCGGAACTTTCGGCTTTCGTGCTAATCCGAGCGACTCCGTAAAAATTGAAGGACTCTCGAAGCTTCAAAGAGATCTTCGAAAACTCTCGACCGACGCTCTCGATCTAAATAAAGAAGAATTTTTAGAAACTAATAAACGGGTCGCCGAAATAATCATCGGTGAATCTAAAAAATATGTCCCCGTTTTGACGGGCGCTCTCGCTCAGTCGGTGAGAAATGCTTCGACTAAGAAAAGCGCAAAAGTTCGCGCCGGTAATGTCGGCGTACCTTACGCCGGGCCGATTCATTTCGGCTGGCCGTCTCGTGGAATCCGACCGAATCCGTTCTTTTATGACGCGATCGATAACCGCCGCGACGAAGTTCGGGACCGCTACGTTGATCTAGTGGACAAGCTAACGATGAAATACGATCTAAGATAAAGCTATGGCCAAGCCGATCACCGTCTCTATTACCGGAAACGCCGGACCGCTAAAAAAAGCGGTAGGCGAAGCCGATACAGCGCTCGATCGTCTCGGCGGATCGTTCAAGAAAATCGCCGCCGTTACCGCCGTAGGAATAGGCGCGATCGCGACCGGAATCGGCTTCGCCGTGAAAGCGGCCGCCGAAGATCAAAAGAGCTTCGAACTTTTGAATCAAGCTCTTAAAGCGAACACCGACGCGACGAATGAACAGATCAAAGCGATCGACGACCAGATCGGAAAGATGTCGATTCAGGTCGGAGTCGCGGACGACCAACTTCGTCCGGCGTTTGCGAATTTATCGCGAGCGACGGGCGACGTAACTAAATCTCAAGAGCTTTTGAATCTTGCCGTCGACATCAGCGCGGCGACCGGTAAAGATTTAGAAGCCGTCTCAATTAGCCTCTCGAAGGCCTACGGCGGGAACGTAGCAGGCTTACAGAAGCTAGGCATCCCGCTAGACGAGAACCTAATCAAAACCAAAGACTTCGACGGCGTAGTGCAACAGCTCTCGGCTACCTTTGGCGGAGCGGCCGCCGTTGCCGCCGATACTTTTTCGGGCAAACTTACCCGCGTGAAGATCGCCGGCGGTGAACTCGTCGAGCAAGTCGGCTCTTTCCTACTTCCTATCTTCGCAAACTTGGCCGACTTCGAGCTTGAAAAAGTCGGTCCGGCGCTCGCCGATCTTGCCGACAAAATTGGACCATTCCTTGCCGACGCGATATCTAAAACTTCCACGTTTATTAACGACACTCTCATTCCTACTTTTCAAAGATATCTAGTGCCAGTTATTCAAACGGTCGTCGACATCTTTACAAAATTTTTGATACCCGCGATCGGCGACTTCGTGAAGTTCTTCCGCGACGTACTCATCCCAATATTGTTGACGGTCGGAATCCCGATCTTTGACGGCTTTAGAAAGATCATCGAAATAGTCGCCGAAAAAGTGAACGAAAATCGTAAAACTTTTGAAAATCTCAAAGGTTTTTTAGAGACGTTCTTTATCTTTATTCGAGACAAGGTCGCCCCAGTCTTGGGTAAAGTTTTGACCGTTGCTTTTGACGTAGTCGGGCAAGCGATCGGCCCGGTGATCGATTACATTTTCTCTTTGATCGATGCTTTCGTGGAGCTCGGAAAGTTCGTTCTCAAAGTCGCCGGAGTGGTCGTCGGAATAATCGAAGCGATGGTAAACGGGATTATCTTGGGCGTAAACTTTGCGATCGATGCACTAAACAAACTTCCAAAAATTCAAATCGATAACGTCGGCGAAGTTACGATAAATCTTCCGTCAATCTCTGCCCCAACTTCGCCCGGATCAAGCTTTGACGGGCCGCGTCTAGCCGACCGGATAGACGTCCCTAGTCCCTCTATTGGCTCCGGCTTTGGCTCTGGCTTAGGTAGTGGCCTAGGTAGCGGATCCGGCGGTCGCGGTGGCGGCGGTGGCGGAGTCGGTGGCGGGAATGGTAACGAAATGACAATTCAAAGCCCATTCGAAGGCGGCTTCATTACTCCGATAACGACGATCGGAATGGCGGAACGTATCGCCGCGATGGAATCCGGCAAAGCTCAAGCCGCGCCCGTGAATATCACCGTGAACACCGTAACGGCCGACTCGAATCTTCCGACTTTCATCGTGGAACAGCTTCAAAGATATAACTTAATTAGTGGCCCGGTAGACGTCCAGATCGCGGTCTAAACGTGGCCACGATCGTAACCGGCGGGACGTATCTCTTAGAGATGGATACAGGCTTCGGCGACGGCTTCACGCTCGACGACGCTCAGCAGGGAATCCTCGATAATACGACTTTCCTCTTAGATGGCGTCGATCAGTTCTCAGAGATAACGACTCAAGTTACTGGAATTCGTGCTTTTCGCGGTAAGAAAAACGTACTCGACTCGATCGCGCCCGGAACTATGACGATCACGGCGATCGATCCGGCTCGTGCTTTCGATCCGTTCAATGAAGCTTCGGTCTATTACGGCACTACAGACGACACTCCGGGACTTTCACCGCTTCGCCAAATACGTCTATCGCGTAACGGTGAATTTCTTTTCAAGGGTCGCGTCGTCGATTTCGCTTACGACTACGGGACGGCGCTAACAAAGAATTTGCCGACCGTCGTTATCACTTGCGCGGATGATCTATTTCTTCTTTCAAATACTTTTCTTTCAGCTTTCACACCGAGCGAAGAACTTTCGTCGGCCAGAGTGTCAACAATTTTGGATCGTTCCGAGGTCGGTTATCCGGCGGGGACTCGAGACATCGAGACGGGGACGACGACGCTCGGCGCTTATGCGATATCCGAAGGGACTTCCGTTACGTCTTATCTTCGAGGGATCTCGGACGACGCGGAAGCGGGCCGAGTTTTCGTATCACGGGACGGCGATCTCACTTTCGACGCAAGGCTCGGATCGACTATTTCGGGGCCGACCGTAGAATTTAACGACAACGGAACCGACACTCCCTATTCTGGTCTCTCGATTGA